GATAGAATCTTTCTTTTTCCTCTTCCCTAGCAAGCAGCTCTTGTCTTTCCTGCTCTTGATTTGACCTGATGATTTCAGGGATGTCTTCAGCGTATCTGCTCAAGAAGTATTTAGCAAACTCTTCTGGTGTGTATTTTTGGTCAAGATGATTTAACGGCATGGTCTTGAACATCTTAAACACGCACTCAGAAAAAATTTTATCATTTGCTGCGTTGGCTTCTCTTCTATAGGCCGCTGCAATTTTAATCTCTCTTGCTGCCGCTCTTGGGTTCATGCTTCTGTCTCTACTCATTTTTTAGAAGCCTCCCGCTCTGCGTTCACTCTCTTCACTAACTCTGCGAGAGCTTTGATGTCACCAATCTGCATCGGCAGGTGTTCCTTCTTATTTTCTTTATTAGTCATTTTCTGTTCCTTATTTGGTTTTTACGAGATGTGCGGACGAGAGTACCACAGAGAAAAAGGAGAAACGAAAAAAGCCCCTCGCCCGCACTGATGAAAGTTAGATACTATACAGTTCTTGACAATCATCGTCATGAGGGATTTCTTGTACACATTGCTGTGTCTGCCCCTCATATATATAGTGTATGAAGGTTCGTTCACACAGTCAACAACTTTTTTTACTTTTTTTTATTTTTTTTTGAGCCTCCAGGAACTCCTCCTCCAGGCCATGTTTCGTACAATTGTTTTTTCTCTTCCTCCAGGCTGCCAACCCACCACGTCAGCTCCTGGCGCTGCGGCGCAGAACAATTGTTATGAGTCTTCAGCAGCCAGGAGGGACAGCCCGAACCCGAACAAGTCTTTCCTGCGGGAAAACAAAACCCCGAACAATTCTTCGACCCCGAACAGCCAGCCCCGAACCCGAACAAAAAAGCCCGCAGACAGCGCTGCGAGCCTCAAAGCCCGAACAATTTACCCCGAGCAGGCACTTCCCCGAGCAAATCCCCGACCATCTCCCACCCCGCAGGGTGTTTTTTGGGCGTTATTCGTCTTTTTCGTTATCTTCTGTTATATTTACCACATCATCTGACGCTGGCGTTACGTTCTTCATTCTCCGCTCTGCCATTCTCTGAAATTCAGAAAGCTTTTCAAGCACTTGCTCCCTGCTCATAGCGGTAACATCTTCGTGCATGACATGACTTTTATTAACCAGTAGCCCAGTTGCCTTCAATCTTAGTTCTTCAGCCCTAATCGCTTCGCCATATTTCCCCAGTTCCCAAGCCTCATCTCGCATCTTTTTCAAATCCCGAACAGACTTGTCTACAGTGACGCCATACTTCGTTCTGGCTTCGAGGCGCATCTCTTCCAGTCGTTCCTGCACTATTGGGTTTCTAAGTAGCCTTACAGCGCTAACTGAGGCGTTCTTGTACCCTGCCGCCCTAGCCGCACCAGTTTGCGTCATATCGCCATTAAAATAGTTATCCAGAAAGGTTTGCTGTTGAGGCGTCAATTTCTTCAGCCCTGCCTCTCTTTGTTCCTTCGTTAAATCTTCGCCAGCTTGCGGCATTTTCGTACTCCATTTACGTTATATATATGGGGCACTTGCATGTGCCCATACATATATATATATATGCAAGTTGTGCAATTAAAAAAGTACAGTTGTTTTCAATGACTTACTGTATTTAATTAACTTGCGGTGTTAATTTGCAAGTTGTGCAAGTAAACTTGTAACCCTATGATTTAATTACACAATCTACTTGCATTGATTTTACTTGCATTTGCAAGTTTGCAAGTTGCAAGTAAATTACTCCAGTTCTCGCACTGGTCTAGTGCCCATTTTAATCCGAACAATTCCTCTGTCCCGCTCGCCTTGCAAGAACCTAAACCATGCCATTTTTCTGCGAACAGCATCATGCTCTCCGTTCCATTCGAGTTCCGTCATCTCGGCTCTCATTTCCCGAATAGCGTCATTCACATTCAAATACCATTCTTCCATAACAGGATAGGGCATATCCCTGCCCCTATCCCTCAAGATTTCATCAAAGAGCATCTTCCAATCTCCCGAACATCTCATCGCCTTCTTCTGCGTACATCTTAGCGACATCCAGCAAAATCTGTGAAGCAATGAGAAGTTTGGTAGAAATTTCTGTATTTCTCTTTACTTCAAGCCCTGCCAGTTCATTAACACCTTTACCCAATCTGAGTAGTTCTCCACGATTGTTGAGCAGTTCATCATACTCTTTAATCAGTTTTAGAACATCTTCAGGCACATGAGTGTTAAATGCACTAATAGACGCCATCATTTTGTCAAAAGATTTATCCGACATCTTTTCGCTCCAGTTCATCAATCTGTTTTCTCATAGCCGCAATTTCCTGATTAATGCGAACAATTTTGTCACTGTTGGACGGAACACCGCTTTCCAGTAGGCTTTCCCGCCATGCTCTTTGCTCGGCAATTCTCTTTTGCCCTGCTTCCAGTAACATTCCTTTAATTCCTACACCAATATGCTCAAGCATCTTCATTTTCCTCTTCGTCAACGTAAAAAGTTAAACACACATAGCCTTCATCGCTATCACTTCTGTGCCAGTTCATAATACCAGCTTCCATCAGTTTCTCATACAATTCCTGCGTTGTCATCGTCAGCTTCCTTTCTTGGAAAATTTACAACAAGATACTGCTTTTCACCGCCATCAATGAATTCCTTCATATAATAATCTTCATCTTCAACGGTAATTGTGAAAGCCCCATCAACCTTGTCTTTTGAGTCATTGCTAGTGGTTTTGAAATTATCTGCACCGCCCTCTCCCCTAAAAATAGAGATAAGATAGCCATCAATACTAATGTAGATAGTTCCAAATTCCTTTTCATATGAAAATGACGTGCCGCTCCAGCCTTAAAATCCATCTGAATAATCGCCAACTTTTACCTGCGGCCTTTTCAGTACAAAATCATTTACGAGTGGATTTTCTCTTGCCTGTTTTTCTAATTCTTCAGGAAGAAACTGCCCCCTCTCTGCGTAAATAGAAGATAAGTTAAGTAGATGTTCTTCTCTGTGCATCGTCAGCCCCCATTACACGCTATGCGCAAAATCAAAGCTATCATAATGGTGCGACCAACCAACTGCGTCATACAGGTGAGAAGTATCCAGACCAAAATCATTATAGCCTTGTAGGATTGTATTAAAATAATCCGTAGATGGTGGGAACATATCAGTCGTATTCATCTGATAGGTCAGCATGCCGCAAATCTCAATCTTGCTGTACAAGCCATGCTTAACACCCTCGTAGCGGTCAAGAGCCTTTTCGTCAGCATCTTCAATTTCCCACATACCTAGCTGGATTTGTGACTGGTCACTGCCAGTATGCACAATATCCGCAACGCCACGAAATACCAATTCATAGCCATACAATGTAAAAGCCCCAATCGGTCTTGCAGTCGGGCATCTAAACGCCATCTGCTTTTTATTTAGGTTTGAACCATATGCCAAATATAATCTAGCCATCGTGAATTTCCTTTCATATTTCGATTTATCACAATACCTAATATATAGTAGTGTATAGTTAGTGTCAACAATTTTTATGAAGGTTTCTTCAAAAAAATGTTTGACATTACTTTTTTGTTTTATTATATCTTGTTTAAGAGTGTTGAATATTAGTTCAACATAGTGACTAAATCAGAGCAAAGGAGTTTATTAGTCATGCAGATTAAAATTGAAAAAAATATCCCATTGAAGGCTGAAAATAATCGGGGCGAAGTTCGTGCTGTTTTACCTTTAATGGAGGTGGGCGATAGTTTTGCGTTACCTGTTAAGGATAAAGATTATAAGCGTGTTTATGCTCGTGTTTGGGCATCATTCAAGGCCAAAGGTCTGCGCTGTGCTATCCGTAAGGTGAGCAAAAATAAAATGCGTGTTTGGCGTGTGAAATAAATCTTAGGGGGCTTCATGCCCCCACCATTTTTGTAAGGAGCAGAAAATGACAGTTAAAAGAATTGAAATGGCATTACATGTGCAAGAGTTATGTGCAAAGAACCACATCACCGTAATGTATCAGAGCCTAGAAGATGAAATCCCTCGTTACTTTGCGCAACCGCAACGTAAGCTTATTCAGATTAGGCCGACCAAGAATACAGGCTATTATGTTTCAGCCTTGCATGAAATCGGACACATTCTTGGCAAATTCCAGAGTGAGGGTTATCCCCTGATTAAAAGAGAATTATATGCTTGGATTTACGCTATGGAAAATGCCCTAGTCTGGACAGAAACAGCAGAGCGTGTCATGCGCAAGGCTATGGACAGTTATGGATGGTCAGATGCAGAGCGTGATATTTGGCGTGTCAAGAAGCTTGAAAAAGGCGTAATGTAATTACATGACAGTTATCGACAAAGACGAAGCCATAGAGATGGTTGAGCAAGCGAAAAAAAAGCGCAAGGCTCACTATCATAGGCTTCGTCAGGTAAATCATATACAATCACCAGAAGCCTTGTTTAAGGTGTTTGACAAGTATGAGATTGTAGACCCAGACTTTGACGATGAGCACTTCATGAATATCTTCAACTACAGCATGAGGATTACAGAAGCTTATCGGGGCAAAGATGGTGGGATAGGAAATTATGTTCCAAAAGGCAAGCCAAAACCGCCTCAGTACGAGCCAAAGTTATTACCCAAGAGTGATAGATATTATCGAAGGCTTATTGCAGGACACAAATAAAAAAGGGCGATGATTAAATCGCCCTTTTCTTTTATATGAACCTCTTCCCTTTTTATTCGGAATTGTTCGGACTCTGTACTTCAGCAGGCGAACTTCCCGTGCCAGCGGGTTTCTCGAACTTTTGTTCGGGTTTGTTTTGAATCCAAGCGCCATAACCATTACTCCCGTGATGACCACCAAATTGCACGAAAGTAGCATTTTCATACCCCGATGGGCAAGCATCATCCCGATGAGCATACCGAACAATTAGCGTTTCCGATGTTCCGAACACTGCCATGTCTCCCCGAAGTCAGATGAAGACCACGCCCAATGGTGGCCACATTCCGAACAATATTTATTCACATGTAACGGCTGAGTATCACCCCGATTGTTATCCCCGAACAAGTCGTTAGCGGGCATTTTCCGCATCCTGCGCAAATACTCTTCTTCTTGTTTTTTTTGCTTGATTGTCTTTTTTTGCATGTGCTAACCTTTATACAAGTAAAGTGTTAATCCAACACGATTGCTTGTGCTTAGAATCGTTAGTTAGTGAAGGGCACGAGAAGATTAAGGTGCGGGCAACCCCGAGTAACATTTTATTCTTTCTCGTGCTTTTCATATTTCCGAACAACTTTGAGCTTAAACCCTAAATAGTCTAGGCATGCCTCCAAGTCTGTAACTCTTGGCTGATGATAAGTGCGCCATTTGCGCAAGGTATCCCGATGAAACCCGACTGTCTCAGATAAGTCTTTTTCATGTATCTGCTGGCGGTGCATTTCCTCGAATAAAAACCGAACATGTTCATTATTGTTGTCGATTCTGTTAATCGTGCTACGTCTGTTATTCCACTGTCTCATTTTTGACTTATCTCGCCCCCGAGTGCCCCGTACCCGATAATATCAACCCACGAGTCCTCGTGATTCATATCATTCGCCAAGCGTGCCAACTTCATTCCTACCATGCAGGCGCACACTTGTTCGGGTGTTACGGGAATCCCAAGAACCACTGACCAGATGTCAGCGATTCTTTTGTGGTTGTCATATGCGTCCCCGTAATCTTTAGCTCTCTGCCCGTTGATTAGCTCCTCCGCTTTGTCGAGGAAGTAAGCCCGATTCTTCCCGTCATAATCCCGAACATCTGTCATTTTGTGTACCTTCTTCTCATATTTTTCTTAGCCTTGTACTCAAACACACCCCCGAAGGCGCCTTTCCTCCTTCCGCCCTGCGAGTGATACCACCCCGATGGAACCTCAAAGTTCACAAGCTCGCTGCGCCTTTGCAGCAAATACTCCCGAAATTGTTCGAGTGTCGCAGCGGTAACGTCAAACTTATCCATCTAATTCCTCCTGTTCATATATAAATGCAGGCGTATATTCGCCCACATAAGCCCCGATAACGTTGTATTCCATGAATTCGATTGCCTCTTCATCTGTCATTTTATCCCGACTCATGAGAATATCAATACATTTCCAATAGTCATATGCAATTACATCAGGCCTGCCCGCAACTCTGCAAAGCCCGATAAATGCCTCTTCAAACCCGTCTGCTTTATACATTATCCCTCGCTGTTCTGGCCTCATACAGCCCCTGACTCATTAGCCCATTTGTAGTGCCAAGCCACTTACGCCCACCCGTTGTGGTAAACGAATATTTCTCGATACGGCGCTCCTGAATCAATTCCCGAACAATTCTACCTATAACATTGTCACTTAGACCCTGAAGC